CCTTTTCTAAACATAGGTCTTTTAAATATTCTACTCATAATTAATTACCCTGGAAACGCTCTATACAAACCTGCCAACGTAGAACCTAAACCTATTGCTGTTTGAGCTGCTGTTGGTGAAGGAGAAGTTTGCGTCATTGATGAACCTGGATATCCAGATATTAAACTTGCAACACCAGAACCATATTGCTGCGCTGCAGTTAATGGTTGGTTTTGTTGTGCTTGTAATAATCCTTGTTGAGCACTTAGTTGAGCTTGAGATAATGCTTGGCTCTGTCCACCAAAAGCAGATAGAGCTCCAACATCTTGACCTAAGAAAGCTTGTGACTGTTGACCTAATCCTAATTGTTGTTGACCTAAACCTTGGTATGCTTGACCTATACCTAATCGTTGATTACCCAAACCTTGATAAGCTTGACCTAAACCTAAAGCTTGATTTGCCATTGATTGTTGTTGACCAAAAGCTTGACCTGCAAATTGTTGTGCTTGACCAAAACCTTGTTGTAATAATTGAGCTTGTAAAGCTGCTCTATTTCTATCTGATGTAGATTGGTATTCTGCTCTTTGAACACCTTCACGTCCACCACCAAATGCACCTGCATTAATTGCTTGTGCTGCTAGTGCGGGTAAACCTCTTGCCGCTTGTTGATCATATTCTTGTAAAGTTGTATCAATAATATCTTGTTGATAAGGTGACATAAACTGTTGGTAAGCATTGGGTCCCACGTATTGACCTGCTTGACCAGCTAATGTACCTGCTTGACCCACCTGACCAGCTGCTTGACCAGCTAATGTACCTGCTTGACCTACCTGACCGGCTGCTTGACCTTGTAAAGTTCCTGCTGCATTTAAATAAGGTTGGTATCCACCAATACCTTGTGTCGCTAATTGTTGTGCTTGAAGCGATAAAGGATCTTGTCCTGCAACAAACTGTTGACCCATTGTTTTAGATAAGTCAGCGCCTTTGTATCCACCAATTGCTTTTTGTAAATCTGTTAAATACGTTTTACCTGCAGCTTCTATAAATTCTGCGGGTGCTGTTCTTTGTGTAACTACTTCAGCCATTATACTCTACCACCTTTTTCTAATTTTTTCATCATGTCGTACATACGTTGTGCACCTTTATTAACATCACCATCACCAAATTCTCTAACAGAATCTGCTGTAAATACAAATTCATTGTTTGATAACATTGCTGGAATGTCATCTGCCTTTTCTTTTACACCAACTGGAGGAATAAATCCACCTGTTTCTCTAAGGTCTAATTCTTTAACACCTGCTTTATTTTGATTTATAGGTAAATCCATGATTCCTGAAGCCTGATCCACTAAATCATTAGAGCCAAATGCATAGCCTATTCTGCCACCATTAGCTTTTTGTTCAATTCTTTTGTAAGCTTCTTTAACCGCTTCACCAAATTCAAAACCTTCATTATCCATAAGGTCCATTACTATTTCACGTATTCTTGGATCTAAAGTACCCTCTTCTAATTTCATTCTACCGCCATATGCCGCCATATTTCTTTGTTCATCTATTTTTTGTCTACGTTTATCTTCTAAATATTCTCTGTAAAGCTGTTCTGCACCTTGTTCTTTTTCAAACTGTCCTTTACCCTTTTTCCAATTTTCAAAATCAGTACCATCTGAATAACCAATTCTACCACCATTAGCATAACCACCTTGAGCTGAACCATATTCAGAAACACCTTCTTCTACTAATGCCGGAATCTCATTTTCTGGATATCCTAAATTTCTATAACCACTATCTAAATAAGTTCTTAATGCATTTACATCTGTAGTTGCTGCTATCGCTTCTTCATCACCAGCTTCTGCTTTTGCTAAAAGACCACCTAATAAAGAACCACCGGCCATAACTCCTAAAGTTTTACCTAATGTTTTTTCACCACCTAAAAAATTTGAAACTGATGAAGCTCCTGGTAATCCACTAAATGTTGCACCAATACCCGCTTTACCAAATAAACCTGTAGCCGCTCCACCAAAACCAGCTCTGCCAAATAAACCTCCAAAAGAAGTTCCTGGAATTCCAAAACCAGCTGCTCCTATTAATGCAGCTTTACCTAAATCTGATTTTGCTATTTTTTTAACAGCACCTGTAACGCCTTTAACAGCTTTCTTTACAAAGCTACCTAAACCATATTGTTGTCTGGGGGAAACGTTCATTATTCCACCTTTATTATAGAGTTGTCTTGGGTTTTGCATACGTGATATGGCCATAATTATATAATTAAACTAGTTTAAAGCAGGCATAGAAATCCTGTAATTATTGACTTTATTATGTTTTATTCTTCTCGTCAATACGTTTAGTATACTGTAATTCATCCCAAAGTCTACCACAATATTGGTATTCTCCCACATGAGTTATGTAGTCCATAATATAGGCATGTACTTTGCCACCTATTTCAGTCCATCTTTTACAGAATCCAAAGTCTTCTCCAAAAAATTCTTTAGTTTTAGGGTCATGTAAACAATCAAATAGATTATAATAATTTTCTTTAAATTTCTCTTCACCATTAATTATAGTAGGTTGGTTTATTTGTAAATTAGAATATTTTTTCATCATTTTTTCTATAACAGTTCTCTTAATTAACATACATCCAGTAGGAACATGAGTCACTTCAGCAACTCCATCTTGAACTTTTATTTCATCTTTGTTCTGTACTTTAATAGGAAATGTAAAACCGGACTTAGATAAATGATCTGATTGATCTATTGCTTCTTTATTTAATCTTCTCCAAGATTTATCCCAGTCAAACATTTTCATTGGATAAGGAGTTGCAATTAGATCTTTATCTTTTTTTATCATAGTAAATATTGTTTCTGGTTGAAAATCTATATCTGAATCTATAAATAATAAGTAATCATATTTTTCTGGAGCATTTATAAATTCACAGGTTAATAAATTTCTACCTTGTTGAACCAATGATGATTTTAATAAACTAAAACTAACTAGTATATTTTTTTTCATACATTCCATTTGAAACTTTAATACAGCTTGACAAAAATGCATGGATACATCACTATGACACGGGGTTGCTACAAATATCTTTGTAGGTTTTTCATTACTTTGTAATTTTATTTCTTTTACGTTCTGATTATTATTAAACCAGATAGGTTCATTGTTATCCATTTTAACTGTTGCTTCCTTTATTGTTTGATAAGTATTTTTATTTTCCCAATTTTTTTGCATTAAGTGCTCCTTCTAAAAATCTTGTCCATGATGTGCCTTTAACTTTCCAATCATAAAATCTATTTACAAATTTCTTTTGAAAATCTAAATGATCCTGGATGCCTGGTGCCTCTAGCGATTCACCTGCTATTTCTATCCCTTGTGCAAATTTTTGTGCTAAAGATTTATAGTTATTAGAATATGGAATATACATTGGGAACTCTGAACAAGTTTCAAATAGAGCTCCATAATTAGTTGTTATACAATATAGACCTGCAGCCATAGCCTCTAACGCTGAGATACAAAATGTCTCTTCCCAAATACTTGGATAAACAAATAACCTATAATCTTTTAAATGTTCTTTAATATATTTATTAGGTTTATAACCAATATAATTTACATTAGGTAGTTGTTTAGCTTGTTTATATAAACTTTGATAAGCTTTATCATTTTGATTATGAAAATCTTTTCCATATATTTCAGTAGATGAATAGACGTCTAAAGTTATTAAAGGATTTTTAACTAATTGCATAGCACCTAACAATACAGATAAACCTCTCCATGGAGTACATTGATGTATAATTTTTATAGGCTTACCTTTTTCATAAGAAGATTTAACTGGATCAATATTTTCAACACCATTTTTTATAACTACACATTTTTCTGTAGGTAAATCAAATGCTTGTGTAAATTTTTCAAAATTCCAATTAGAATTAAATACATACCAATCATATTTATGATGATTAGATTTATCTTTAAACCATGGTGCTAAATTACTTTGATCGTATGAATTTTTTTGCCAAAGAATATTTAACTTTGTAGGATGTAATGGAGTTTTTTCTGGAACGGATGTACAAATTTCAACTTGATTTAATAACTTAGGATCAACGTATTTTCTTAGATATTCAAATTGTAATTCTGTTCCGCCTCTAGGTTTTTGGTTTATCATTTTTTTGGTTCATTACTTTCTGTAAAATGTTCATTCCTTTTGGTGAAACCTCTACTGTTACATCTTTCACAATAGTTGCACCTGTTTGTTCAGTGTCCCACATTTTTCCTGATTTAGTACATCTCCATTTATATGTAGTTGTACAATTTATTTTAGGTATTTCTTTATCCATTCTGTTGTGACCTGTCTATTAAAGCATAACTGACAACACCTGTAATTTCATTTGCTGTGTCCGCTTGCATTTTTATAGCATCTCCTGCTTCTAAATTCAAGGTGTTTTTTAACATATCTACTGTATTTTTATTAAGTATCTCATGTGATATTAGTACATCCGCAACTGCTCCATTTTTTCTAATTAATAAATCGGTATCAACGTTACTAGCAGTGTTATGAACAGCTTGAACTGTTTTTACAATAGCAATAGCTGAAGTGCTTATACTTAGAATTGTTGTTATATTAGTAGTTGTTAAACTAAATACTTCACTTTTATATTGTATAGTCATTAGGATAAAAAATAATTATATGTATCTTGTTCTTCTTTTAAATCGTTTTGGAAAGAAAAATTTAATTCTGTCTTAACAGTATCTATTGATTGAAGAATTTGTCTTTGATTTTCTATCTCATATTCTTCTTGAGGTTCAGGTATATATGCAGTTATTTTAGCCATTATCTTCTTCCATCTGGTTTTATATCTACTCTTAATGTTCCATAACGCCAAGTTTCACCTACAGCATCATTTTCTATTTTAATAGCAAGTAATCTTCCTCTAGCTCTAGTATCTACTTTATCAGTAGAAGATGTAATTGTAAAGGGACCTAAAGGTGAACTAACTGCTGTACCACTTGGGTAATCATTTAATAATAAAGTTACTTTTGAATTACCTGTTAATATTTTAAAATCAGGTATAAATCTTTTCATAGACATAATAAACTCACCATCTCCTCTAAAATCTACTGCACCTGTTGTTTTACCTTGCATACTCATGCTTGCAGTTATATCAAAATCTCCAGATTGTATAAATGCATCAATAGATGTTGTACCACTACTATTAATTTGATCAGTTCCAGTTTCGTGAGCATAATAAATTGAGGCACCATATAAATTAGTAATACCTTGTATTGGAAAATTAGGGGTTGCTGCTATATTATATTCTGTTGCATAAGGTAATTCAAATACCCCTTGATCTGCATATGTAGTTCTTGCAAGAGATCCAGTTGTCCAACAATTTTCACCATAGTTATAAGTTACACATCTATCTATTTGGTCAGAACCATTCTTTGCATAAAACCAATTGATTTCATTATATAAAGTATTATGTTCTGCATAAACTACTTGACTGGCATTATAATTAATTCCTAAATTATCTCCTCCAGTTGTAAAAACAAAATCTTCTACTAAACATGGTATAGCTTTTACAGTACCATCAAATACAAAAAATCCACCTTCACCTGACATCCAAAATACTTTACCATTAGAATAACTAACTGCATTTTGTCCAATACATCCACAGTTTGTACCTACCTGTTTAACACTAAATGTAAAAGGTGGACCTACGAATTGAATTACATAAGCTGCATTATCGGTTAATACAAAAACATAATCTTTACCTTGAGTTGCTGCTGAAATAAAATTACCAGTATCTAATCTAAATGTACCTGCAGTATTGGTTGCAGTAGGTTCATAAACATTTAATTGTTCTTGATTTGCAAATCTTATAAACATTGGATCTTGTGTTGATGCATCTCCAATAGTTGTTTCAGTTCCAAAATGGAAAAGGTGTCTATCTCTATCTGAAACTAATGTAAATCTAGATCTAGTTGGATTGTTGTTTGTTTCAAAACCTGATGTTGTTTGTGAAGCTCTTATATTTCTTGGACTTGATGCACCTGCATTCCATGTAAAAGTTTTACCATTGTGAATAGTTGCAACCAATACTTCTCCAAAATTATCAAGACTCCAGATGCCTGGATCCAGAACCACATCACTAATTGTACGTTCTGTTCCCCATGTAGAGTCTCCCCATACATAAGTTCCCCAACCATAACCTGCTGTTTGAAACGTTGGACCAATAATTATATAGGGATCTATTTGAGCTGAACCTGATCCAGAAGTTGAAGCTGCTGAATTAGTAGGCATAGTAATATTAAATGTATTAGATGTAACACTTGATATTTCAAATGTATTTTCTGTAAAATCTGTTGTTGCATAACCCGATCCCGATGGAACTGTTACACTTGAAAAAGTTATGTATCTTCCTTGAGCTAAACCATGAGAAGTTTTATTAACAGTTACTGTAGGTGAGCCAGATGTCGCATCAAATGTAGCTCCAGTAATACCTGTATCTAACGGAGTAATGTCATAAAAGTCTTCACCATAGTATATAAATAAACCTTGTGTAGTACCTACTACTGAATATTTTTCACCTGCTAAAGAACTCCAAGAATGTTGTGCCCTAGCAACTCCAGGTAAAGTTAGATTTTCTACTGTTAATTGTTCCCAGCCACCTATTTTTTCAGGTAAACCATATCTAAATCTTACGAAGTCACCATCAACCCATTGAGATTCTGCACCTGAGCTTGTAACTTGTTTATTAAAACCGGGTTTAAAGTTAAGTTTTTGTAACATAGAAACGACATTATAATACTATTTTACGAATGATGGTAGCCCTAACATAGGTCTTCCGTCAAATATATTTTTATCAGCAAATGGTCCGTTTACATGGTTATAATGTAAAAATACTTGGCCACATATATCACCTTCAAAAGGTTCTCGCCAATGCTCTAATTCACATCCACTATATACTAGCATATCTCCTACTTCAAGTAATACCTTTGTACCAATTGGTGCACCGGGTTTAACTAGATTTTGTCTTTCATTGATGACATTA